CTTTTATCAGTGTTAGAACAGCAGAAACGCAGAACAATTTAGCTGGTCTCACCTTTTCTGTCGGTACTGCAACTCCTACTGGTGTTGGTTCATCAGCATCCATTGGGCATGTGTTAGGTAAGGTGGTGAACTCTGGGGGGCCTTTACATGGCGAGTTGCAATTTCATACAAATTATAGTGATTCAATAACTCAAAAAATGGTTATTACAGATGCTGGCAGAGTCGGCATCGGTGATATATCACCTACTTATAAGCTAACAGTAGATGGTGATGGCGAACGATTAGCGTTTTCGGCAGGGGCTAGTTATCCCTTTATGACTGGACTGAGATCAAACAGGTCAGGGACTACTTGTGGGAATATGTATCTGGAAACTTGGCGAGGAGATGCAAGTAACACACCAGTTACTGCAATTGCTATTGAAGGAGCGGATGGCTATGTTGGCATCGGTGATATATCACCTAGCTACCCGTTAGAGGTCAGTCACACAACTACTGGGAGCTATGTAGCTAATTTTGAACATGGTGGAGGTGTTTCTGCTCGACATGGTATAAGAATAGAAGCAGGCGCGGATAATGGGGGAAGTTTAACTTACTATGTTGCTGCTAAAGACGGTGATGGAGATGATGTCGGAGTTCTCCAGAATGATGGTGGTACATTTAGTATTGCGGACCAATCCGATGAAAGACTAAAAGATAATATTGCTGATACAAAAATACATGGATTGGATAATGTTATGGACATGAAGGTCCGAGAATTCGATTGGAAGAAAAATGGTTCGCACGTTCCTGCTGGGCTTATTGCCCAAGAACTTAAAGAAATATATCCGTTCGCTGTCACTGGTGAGGTTGGAGATAAAGACCCTGAAGATCCTACGAAAGATGCCTATATGTTTGTAAGTCGGGATTTACTTGTCCCAGTTTTAATCAAAGCAGTCCAAGAATTATCAACCAAAGTAACAGCACTGGAGAACGCATAGATGCAACTAACACAAGAACAGTGTGATGATCAGATCACAAAGATACAACAACAGATCCCTGAGCTACAGGCTCAGTTACAAAGACTCTTGGGGTATAAGCAAGCCCTTACTGAAATGCAGGAAGATCAACAACCAGTAGAAGAAGAAGAAACAAATGAGTAGAGCAAGAGATAACGCCAACTTTACTGTACTTGATACTAGAATGCCTAATTTAACAGGTGATGTTACAACTGTTGAAGGTGCTGTAGCTACTTCTATTACAGCCGATGCAGTAGGTACAGATGAACTTGCAAACGATGTTGTAATCACTACCTCTGGTCTTATCACTGCTAACGGTGGGCTGGAGACAGACACAAATTCAAAAATCAAACAAAAAGGAGCTTTTATGCAATCAAGTACACATCAAGCATTTGTCTTAGGATACTAAGGAGAAATTATGTCAATACCAGATGGAGGAGGAACAGAGGTTTTAAAAAATCTCTATAAAGATGGATTAAATAATGCGTGGTGGAGTGGTACTGATGTAACAGTACCAGCAAGTCATATTTGGACTATACTAAGTATTACTATGTCTAATATTTCTTCTGATACAGCCGATATTGGGTTAAGAATAGTACCAAGTGCAGGAGGTTCTCTGGATATAATACCAAATACTGGTGATACACCACTTACACGATATGGTGTATTTGTTTGGAATGATAAACTGGTATTATCTGCTGGTGATGAAATTCGATTTTACACAAACAAAACTATGGATATTTTCATTTCATACATAGACCAAGATTGGAGCGCGTAGAACCTCATGAGCGGAATAATAAATCAAGTTGGTGCAAGGTCAGGGACTATCTCTGTTGGTGATTATCCTGTTTCTACAGGAACAGTAACACTATCTGGCACAACAGGACTGGATTATGAGGAAGGTTCTTGGACTCCTACGGGTGACGTAGATTTTGATCAGGCCACTGGATACTACACCAAAATTGGTAGGCTTGTAACTTTATCTTTCGCGATTCTTTGGGGCAGTGATACCGATGGAAGTGGTGCTCAAATTAAAAGTCTACCTTTCACGGCAGCAGGCACGAACTCACGAGGAGGTGGGTTTTTGAGTTATTCCTCGGATGGTACCGCTTCGAGTCTCTATATGGGTTCAACGACTACAGTATATGTCAAAGCATCCGCTGGAGCGGGCGCGGTAACAAATACTGACCTTCAAACACGCGATTTAATGGGCGTAATCACGTATATAACTGCTTAAAATGGAACTAGATAAAATAGAAGTAGTCACAGACTACAAACATCTTCAGATTCGGGAGATTACTGACTCAGGTGGATACCACCGCAGAGTGCTTACATCAGATATGGATGTTTCTGGTGAAACTCAAACCATTCAACGTGGTACTGATGAGAATGGTGATCCAATTATGAAAACAGTTAAGGAAATTGCAGAAGAACTGTGGACTGATGAAGTTAAGACTGCATGGACTACTTTCCAAGCTGAACAAGAAGCAGAAATGAATCCTGAGTAATCCATGACAGGACTATTCATATTCTGCCTGATTTATATCACTCTGATTTCATCTGGAGCCTATCTGGTTTGGTACTTTATGAATAACTATGATGAAATTATTTTCAGGAGGGATAGTGCAAAATGAACCCTGCAGATTATGCATATGCAACTGGAAAGATACATCCTGATCTCATGGAAGTAGATAGTTTATTACAATTAATAGAAAGAATAGGACTGCCAGCAGTTATTATTGGGGCAACTTTTTTTTATATTTATAAAACTGCACAAAGTCATCGTGACGAAGTTAAGTCATGGCAAGAGAAAGATACGGTAGCAGATTCAAGACTCATTGATGTGATTAATCTGTCCAATACGAGAAATGAGAATTTTCAATCGGCATTGAACGAACAGACAATGGCGATTAGGGAATTGTGCGGTGAAATCCGAGGAATGAAACCAAGCAGGAGATAAATTGGCTAAAGAAACTACGGTAACGACTGTTACTAAACCAGATATTCCAAAACCGATACCTCCTAAAATGTCGGTGAATGAGAGGATTCAAGTAAGTAGGTTTATTGCTCGGTTTATCATTGGATTATTTGCACTGGCTACGTTTCTGTATATTGTCCATGTAATGCTTGGGAGCGCAGAAGAATTACCTACATCCTCAAAAGACCTTTTAAATATATTAATTGGTGCATTCATACCGATTCTTGCAGGAATAGCGAAGTTTTACTTTGAATCTGGTGGTGATCTCCATCAAGAAGCAGAAAAGAATCCCATTCCACCCCATCCTGAGAAGGAAGCTGAGTGAACTCTTTTAGTTGGCTTTATGATTTTTTCGTAAGGGATAATTATGATAACCATGAACAGGACAATGAAAGGAAAGAAATGGTTAACCTTATTCTGCCCTTTGTGGCAAATATGCTTAAAGACCTAGTAGCTGACAAAGCTCAGTCTTTAGCAATCGAGCATCTCCAACCTCATCTTGATAAACTTCCTAAAGAAGTTCAGGAAGCACTTGATAGTGCTGTGGATGGTGATAATAGTCATGCCCATAAATCCGTCCTCGACCTCATCAAAGGATAAGAGAAGACTTGTAGCGATGCTTATCAGCACCAATTTCACGTTACAAGAGCTAGTTCATTCTCCTACCGCATTACATGCAGGTATTGATCAGGAAGAACATTTAGATACAAATGCTGTCAGTAGAATCACAGCATTGGTTTTAGCTGTTCTTCAGCCTGTAAGAGATAAGTTTGGAGCAACCAAGATTAATTCTTGTTTCAGATCAAGACCACTGAATGATCTGGTAAACGGATCTCCTAATTCTTCTCACTGCTGTTCTGGTACAAGTTCTGCGGCAGATATAGAAATTGCTAGTGAAGATGTTTCTAATATGGAACTGGCAGTATGGATCAGAGATAATCTGGAATTTGATCAGTTGATCCTTGAGAACTACAATCCTAATAGGATTTCTAAGATAACAGGCAAGAAAGAAGGACCGAATTCAGGTTGGGTTCATGTTTCCTACTCTGCTGTTGGAGATAATCGTAAACAAGTATTACGAATGGTTAAGAAGAGAGGTAAACCTAAGTATTTTCAGGGTTTGGAGTAAACTTCTCTAGTTAAATCAACCATAACGTACCTGTCCTTAACACGACCGATCTTATCTCGACCCACCATATTCTACCATGTTGTATCAACCAGCCCGAACTGACCTGACCTAGATGCAACCCATCCTAACCCATAATGCCACACCTGCCTTAACATATCCCATTACAACCCGACTCGACTCATCATCCACAAACGATCATACCCTGCCTGCCTTATCACACCATATTCTCACTGCAACACAACTCGGATTACCACGACTTGCCTGCCTAACTGAGCCTTAACAGAACTCACATCGCCTTGTCATAACAAGCCTGCCATATCTGACCTGACCACTACAAATAGCACCTAACCTCGACCCACCTGCCTGAACTTAATAAAACACACCGTAATCCAACTCGCCTAGACTGCCAGACCTCATCTCGTCTCGACTCAGCACAGTAGAGCTTGCCTAGCCTGCTAAACCATACGGCAACGCAATTTAACTCAACATCACTCAACACAACTCTCCTTGCCTGCCTCAACTCAACATAGTACACCTTGATATAACACATCAAAGTCCAACAAGCCTTGCCTGCCATAACTAGACCTAACTAAACACTCCGAGTATTACCTCGTAATAACATGCCTGCCAGAACAGGACTCAAAATGCCTCATACTAAAACGACAAACCAAGCCTGCCTTACCAGGACTCACCTCAACGTGTGTTATCAATCCTTACCTTGCCTGCCCTAACCCAACACGATACAACGGACCCGAATCCACAGCAACCCACCCCAAAACGCACCACCTTGCCTGCCATGCCAAGCTCCAACACAATTGCTGTCGGCTTTATATTTGTTGCATAGGTTCTAATCCTGATTCTATACCTGAGATGACGGATTTAGTTATATCTATTCTAGATCCATTCTTTTCGATATTAATCAGTGTTTTAAGCCTGT